TGGCAGCGTAGACATTGTGATAATCATTTGGGACTCATTGCCATTGTTGTTGGCCTTGCCCTGCAAGATCATCTTGTGGTTGTCGCGTGGCGGGAATACCGCACCGCTATCTGTGTTATCGTATTGGCTCATTACCATTCTCCATTCGTAGGTTTACTATCTGCCGCATATTTATTGTCGTGCTCTCCTAAGAACACATCAGCATTAAAGCCAAGGTGCGACAATGCCTTGGTTAGCCCATCAGTTACAGCCATCTTTGGTGCGTCCTCTGCAATGCGTTCCTTCTTGTAGAAGGTGCGGCATCCAGTGAACGGGCCGAATTTATTTTCGCGTGTGCCTGTCCACACTGAGACGTGTGAAATGCAGGCAACATCGCCATTAGCAACAGTAATCATTTCGGTTGTGGCATCCCAGCCCCAGCCCTGACCGACTGGCCCGAAGGCTCTTGTTGCCTCCCGCACCTGATACATTGGGTCAATGCTGGTGAATGAACGCGCACCGAAGCTAACTTTCTTCAGAAACTTTCCGTCTGATACGGAAACCTTTTCCCATAACTCCATGTTAGTCATCCTCTTTATCCTTTCTGACAACTGTTACAATCAATCTGCTGTTACGATACTCAATTCGAACAGCTTCCTTTGGTGTGTGAATCCAGACTGAGCTCCAGCCAAGGCTGTATTCGTTACCAATAAGATGCTCAAGTGGAATTGCATCTTCACTTATAAGAGGTGGCGTGATATTATTAGTCACTGTTTTCTCCTTTCAACAGTATGGTCGAGGGTTTTACTCCGCCCTCGGCCATTTTGTATTCTGCATATTTCTTTCCAGACTCTCTAATTGTTTCAATCGGATAGCCTTCAGAGCGCAGATCGTGGACGCGAGAAGCAAGGCGAAAGCAGCCAAACATATTCAACGCATCCATTGGGTTAATCTTATTACCTTCCTCTAAGTAGGAAAGTATTTGGTTATTTTGTGTGATATTCTCAGTCATCTAAATACTCCTTGTTAACATTGATTCTTAGTGAGCCATTGCTGGCTCTCTTGATAGCAAGAATGTCTGAGTAAACTTCCCGTTCATTACTTGCTACCATTTGTTTGAGGTTCTTCTTCGCTGCCTCATGTTCCTTTGCCGCTTGCATTGTTGATACATACTCGTGAGCTTGATACTGAAACTCATTGTCTGTGGCTGCATTGCGAGACACCATGTCGTCGATTGCAATCTGGTCAATGCTTGCGGTAATGTATGGCATAGATAGTGGTGGTTCCTTTTCATCTACTACATACTGCCAAAACTCTTTCAGATGAATGTGCATCCGTTGAAGATAGCCCTCATCTCTCGCGACCTTTACATACTCATAGCGGCGATTACCGAACAGGTTTGCAAAGTAGATATGCTCCATGCCAGATACTTCCAGATAGAGCTGTAGCTGTGGCATATAGCGTTCTAGTTGTTTGCGCATGGTGTTCATCTCAAATGTGTGTTTGACCTCAAGGCCAGTGCGCACACCATTCAGCATGAACTCTCCGTCTAATGTGCCGCGACACGGCACACCATTCCAGTTGTAGTTATAGCGCACCTGTTCATTCACAGTGACATCCATATCTTTTCTAAACCAGTTGATGTTGAATTGCTCAGTCCATATACCGAGCTGGACTGGCAAGACATCAGACAGATCATCGCGTTCACGATACCCCATCTTATCTAGCCAAAGGCTGTGCCAGTCTCCGTCCATGATGCGCAGCGCGCAGCTGCCACCAATGGTTTTGCGTCTTAAAATATCTTCCGAATCAGTCATGTTTACTCCTTTTCAATACTGTTCTAGCCGTTTTGATGTTGTTTGTCCAGTGCTAACAAGCGTTCTTTTGCCTTCATTGGGATGCGAATTAGCACCTGCCCCATGCCTCGGTTCAATCCTTCCTCGTCCATCAGGCGCTGGGTTTCGTTGATATGCCAGTCACACTTCTCGACAGTCCAGCCCTGACCTATTGGGTCATTCTTGCTGGCGCGTGGTTTCTCTGGCTCTTCCCCTGGCTTTGCTAACCTCTCCCAAGTAGAGTCGACAGCTTTGGTTCGTGCAACATAATCAGCGTTTACTTTTGACACTGCCTTTGCCACTATGGACGGGCTAAACCACGTGCCCATGGTGTGAGATGCAATGCACCTATCCCATACCTTTGCGACTTCCTGCCTGAACACTTCTTCGTTTGGTATGTGTGTGCTCAGTCTTTGATTAACTATACGACGAATCTCTTCTCCGTATTGTTTTTGCGCGGCCTTGTCGTCCTTCATAGCTCGCGGCGCATAATACATACGCCCCATCTTTACAACAAAGTCCATGTAGATAATGTGTTCTCTCTCTTCGAATGTCATTTGTAAATCCCACTTTCTTTGTCTCGTTTCTCTTGAATTTTTTGAATCATTTCAGCTACCTCTTCTCGGTATGCTTCCATCTTTTTTTCTCGCTCGACCTCGTTCTGTAAGGCCAGCAAGTAAACTTCATTCATTAATGTTTCAATCTCTGGGTTTGATCTCTTTTGATTTCGAATCTTATCGACAGCGTGGAGGATGGTTGTGTGGTCACGGTCAAACATCATGCCCAGCTTCGGCAAGCTGTAGACTGTGTATCTATATGCAAGCGCAAACAAAACGTGGCGCGGAGTAATTAAATATCTTTGCCGCTTGCGTCCAAGCAGCTCGTCTTTGTTAACTTCAAACACTTGAGCGACAGCAGGAATCAGTGAGGATAGAGAAACAATCTCTTTCTTTTTAAGCCCCGTCTCTTGCTTTAGCTCTCCAACTGGTGAATTTAACGCATACTCTGTTTCATAACGAATCTGTTTATTCATTGCTCTCTCCTTTAATAAGTTTTTCTGCGATGTGGTCTGGTATAATTAGCACCCACTTTGGCGCGTCTGGTTCTGTTGTGCCCAGCTTAAACACTGCGACATCTCTATTCTTCAAGACAGTAAACGGGGACGGAAAGCCTTTCTCTTTCCGATACTTAACCTCTGTTACATACTCAGTGTCATTCAATGTGACAACCAAGTCGCCAGAGTATTCACCGCCCAGGGCCCCTGATAGCGGTTGCTTGCGCACCTTCAGCCCCCAGCTCTCGAATAGTTTCTTAAACCAGTTCTCGTGATAGCTTCCTTTGGCTTTGCTTTTGCTGGTCATTTTAAGTTCTCCTCAATCCAAGTCATAGCGGTGCAAATCTCTTTCCATTGGTCATCGTATGATGGTTCCCATTCTGGTATAAAACCTTCACGAAAGCTGAACGCATCAAGCGCGTCCCATATAACTTGGATGTTTTTGTTAGCCTCATCTTGTTCACTCATGTTTCAACTCCGTGTTTTCTGATTGGCTTGGCAAACTCTGCAAGATAGCAGGGGTCGCAAAGCAGTTTGTGTTCTTCTGGTTCTATCTTCATTAGTAATATTACCCAGTAGTCTACTATCAGACCGCACTCCTCGCACTTGCGCGGCGCTGGGTCTGATAGCTTTTGTTTTCTTTTCATTCTATGCCCTCTGGTATGTTTCGCTCTTCCCATGCCTCGAGCGCTTTGCTTACAAAGATGCCTCGTTTAAAAGATGGGTTATCTTTTTCTAGCATATCAGCTAACACCTCTACATCTACTGGCATTGATAGCAGTGGCCCGATGTGTTTAGCCATAAATTCATAGTGTCGTCGAAAGAACATTGAGTTCATTTGTTTTCTCCTTTAAGTCTAAACCATTCTTCAGCCCACTCTATTAAGTAGGTTTCAAGATTGCGTTTGATTAGGTGTGATATAATACCCCCGTCATCTGTCATTTGGTCTAATGTTCTGGGGTATTCGGCATACAATAATGCCAGTTGCTCTGGCTTGTTGACAGATTCCACAATAGATGGAATTGCCGCAAGCAAAGCGGTTAGTTTATCTTTGTTGTTGAGCCTTGCTTCTCGCATAGCCTCAACGATTTGATCTTCTAGATCTGTTAGTGATGGTGTCATATTCATTCCCCTTTCTACTCAGCAGCGATTGCTTGCTGTTGATACTGATTAAGATGGCCTGCTGCTTTTTCTGCGGCAGCCATCGCCTTGATGATAACTCTTGGGTTGTCTTTGATTGCAGTAATCCAATGGTTCAAATACTTTGCATGATTGGGGGTAGGGTTTTTGCTCACGCCCAATTCACATGATAATAAGATAGAACCTAGCTCTGCTATCAGTTCTTCGTTTGCTCGAGCCTCCATTGAGTTCAGCTTTTCGAGCCTGTCTAGTCGGGACTTGTGTCCAGTCCAGTGTGTTAGCTCGTGCAACAGAGTTGAGTAATAGTTTTCTGTCTCGCTCTCATGTTCTGTGGCAATGAAAGCTTTTTCTGGCGGCATTACAATTACATCGTCTGTTGGATTGTAATACGCCTGGTTTCCGTGCGTCATTACTTTGCACGGGACTTTAGATATAAAGTTTTCTACAGCCTCAACCTTGGTAACTTTGTTTTCTTTATCTTTCAGGTTGATTGGCTCATAGTCTACAGTCTGTTCGATGTTAAATACTGGAGACAGTTTCATTACATGATAGAAACTATTCTTGTCCTCATCGATTACCTTAGAATAAAAGATAGAATTGGCAACAGATCGTTGACCTTCAGCGACTTGTTTGCCAATAGATTTCCATTGCTTATAGGTTGCCCATTGTGATTCACCAAAGCCAGCGCCCCATCCCTGAAGCATTAGACCAAACACATTGCCCCCAGTATAGCGAGCATTTCGCGCTGGATTAAATGGAAGGCCACCCTTTTGGGTTGCCCATGGTTTAGACCAATCGTCTCCATACTCTGACATCAAGTCAGTTACTTGTTTGGCGATTCGATTGACATACTCTCTTGTTGTCTCTTTCATTTTCTACTCCTTTAAAATAAATGCTGAGGATTTTTCAACGCCCTCACCCAGTCGGGGGCGCTTGAAAAACCGCAAGCATTTCTCCTTCTATTTCCATATCCCAAAAGGGATTTTCTAAGTATCCTTTGCCTGAACAGTTATCACATTCATCCATGTAGCCTATGATTTCCATCCATGCTCCGTTGTGATTCATTCCACATGAAGGCTCTTCATACTCACGCAAACCTTCTCCGTAACACTCCTCACACTCAAGGTACTGATACATTTCATTGTTATTTATTTCATTGTTATTCATTTCACTAACTCCGTTAATATTTCAGGCCAAACAAATGACAACACAAACAACGTGGGGACCAGTGAAACTAATGCGGTCAGCAGCATTAGTGCTGCCATTGCGGCTGTATCTTTAATCCATTCTTTCATTTGAAATCCCTTTCATTATTCATAATATGCATCAACTGACATTACTTTTCGGACAATCCAATCGCTGTCCTCGTAATAAAGTTCTAATTCTTCCTCATCTTCACAGATGATAGATTCAGTGTAGCCGCCATTAGTCGGCTCACAAATTGCGATAACAGGATATTTTCTTTTCATTTGAAACCCCTTTCAATTCGTTTCATTTTAGGAAAGCTGGCGAACAGTGTCAACCATTATTAACAGGTTTACCCCCTGCTCGAGGTGTCTTTGCACCGATATAAAAAAAGGAACGGCGGCTGTTAGGCCGCCGCTCCGGTTACTTACTCGGAAGCCAGTGCTTCGAGTGCTGCGTGTGCCGCATCCTGGAAGATGCGCGCACCGTGAAGCTGAAGTTGCATCCGCTCGTTCCAGCGTTCAGCGCGCTCTACCTGCGTGCTGTACACTTTGTGCGGGTCTGTAATTTCCTCGCGCTTCTGCTGCTCGTCGATTGCGCGCTGTATGAAGTGCGCATCGTCGAGCTTCTGCTGCGCCTCGGCAGCTTTGGTTGTTTGAAACTCTGCGTCCTTATCAGAGCGCCAGACTAGGTTCTCGATGAACCTTGTCCGAGCGTATGATAAGCTGCCATCCGCCGCAGGCGGATAGACGCTGTTCAACAGCGTCATGATGGCTTGCTGTGCAGCTGCTACTTCAGCTGCATAGTTGTTAACTTCTTTAGATACTTTAGCTACTTTCTTAGTCATGATATATACTCCTTAATATGACTTACTACTATATAGAGGCTAACTCCTCTACAATCTCTCCTTTGGCACACCCGCACGCGGATTTGTCTAGGACGAAGCCAGCTCCGCTGGGGCAACTAATTGAGAGTGACGCACTGTACACAGAAAAGAATAGTCATAGGTAGTAGTTTGACGACCGCGATCAACAATGACCCAGACCATTAGTTGTCTCCTAGACAAAACGAACGGGTGTGACAAACTGCTTGGATTGTGAGAGTGCCTTGCTCGCCCTGAAACGCAGGCCGACGCGCCCACAGCCC